CTCCGCCTCACCGAGGACTACCGTGGCCTCGCCGCGATCGCGACCGCTCGCCTCGCCGAGGTGGCCGCGTGATGCACACCATGCAGGGAATCGCCCGCCGCAACACCGAGCACACCCGCGCGACCACCCGCGCGCGCCACACCCTCGCCACGACACACCTGGGCACCCTCCGCGCCCACACCGCCCCCATGGGCGCCCGCGCCTGGGCCGCGAACACGCTCTACCTGATCGACGCCGCCTATGGACAGCGCGCCGCCGAGAGCATCCGCGACCAGTACCGCGCCGCCATCCCCACCGCGACGCCCTCCGCCGACGTGCTGGCCGCGTCCCGCGCGTTCTGGGCGACCGTCCTCCCGCTCACCGCCGCCGACGCGTGCGACGCGTGCGAGGACGACCACGCGTCGATCGTCCTCGCCGATAGCGCCGTGGTCTGCGCCCGTGAGGGGGCCGACCGATGAGCACCGTCACCCGCCACAGCATCACGACCGCGCATCACCCGCTCCCCGCCCCGTGCGACCACTGCGCCGCCGTCGCGCCGCTGTTCCGCACCGCTGGCGACTGGATCTGCGCGCCGTGCCATGGATGGACGCCCGCCGACGCTGCCGCCGCCGCTCGACAGTTCCCGCGCATCCCGTGCCCCGACTGCGAGCCCGCCGAGCACGCCGCATGGGCCGCTGCCGCCCGTGCCCGCGCCGCTGAGGTGATCGACCGATGAGCGACCCCCTGGCACCGCCGCCCCCCGCCCCCGTCACCCCTGGCGAGTGGTGGTGGTACGTCGACTACCCCGACTACGTCGCGCCCTGGCCCGACCGCTGGGACGACGATGGCGACCCCGTGGCACCCTGTGGCCGCGTGGGCGCTGGCGACATCGCCCCCGCCGCCGTCGACACTGTCCTGGGCGCCACTGTCTGCCGCCGCTGCGCCGAGTACGTGCAGCAGCAGCACTCACCCCGTAGGCGCACCCGATGAGCGCGCGCGTCACGTGGACACCGCCCCGCCTCGCCTGTCCCGACTGCGAGTGCTCCGCCCCGTCCCCGCACTGGGCGATCGAGGAGCAGGGCGCCCGCTGCCCGCACTGCGCCGCGATCATCGCCCTGTCCGATATCGACGTCGTCGACTGGTGACCACCGCGCCCCCCTCCACCGCGAGGGGGCGCACCCGTACCCGCCCCTGCCCCCACGTGACCCCACCGTGAGGGCAGGGGCGCCCCCATGCCGTGGCGCCCTGCCAACCGCGCGCGCACCGCCGCCCCTCCCAGGGACAAGGGGCCGCGAGCCCCCACCGCGCAGGGCGCCACACCCCGAACACCCCACACCGGGGACACCACCACGACCCCGAGAGAGGAGGAACACCCCATGCGCCGAATCGCCAACAGCATCAACGGCCTCACCGGACGCGCCATCCGACGCGCCCGAGGCGGAGCCAGCGGCAACACCAGCCGCGCCGCATCCGCCACCGGAGGGTCCAGCGGCAACAGCCGATGACCCCTCACCGCGGACGGAACCACCCCGGCAAGACGCCGGGGCCGTCCGCGGACCACCACCTGATCCCAAGACGGGAGAACCTCATGGCCACGGAAACCCAACGCCGCAAGACCGCCGCTGAGAAGCGCGCTGAAGCCCTCGAACTCCGCGCCATGGGCTACTCCTACCAGCAGGTCGCTGACGAGGTCGGCTACGCGTCGAAGGGCGCGGCCCACAAGGCGGTCGCTCAGGCGCTGCGCGACATCCCTCGGGAGCAGGCGGAGCAGGCTCGGGAACTGGAACTCGGTCGTCTGGACGAGATGCAGATGGCGTCGATGAACGCGGCGATGGCCGGTGACCTGTTCGCGATCGACCGGGTCGTGAAGATCATCGAGTCGCGGGCGAAGCTGCTGGGCCTGTACAACCTGCCGGACAACAGCGATCCGGGGGCGGAGCAGGCGAAGGCGGCGCTGCTGGGCTTCCTGCAGATCGCGACGGAGGTCGCGGCCCCGAAGGTGGAGCCGCTGCCCGACGCGGAGGACGCATCGTGACCCCGGCGCCGATGTTCTACGACCCTGTCGGCCCGTGGCACCGCTGGTTCGCCTGGCGCCCGGTCGACACCATCACGCACGGCTGGAAGTGGCTCCGCATGGTGGAGCGTCGCCGGATCCAGTCGAAGCTGCACCTGCCCGGCCCGATCGACCAGGGCTGGCAGTACCGGACTCCCGGTGGCGCTCAGTAGGAAGCAGGTTCACGCGGTTGGCGCGTCGACGGGGCGCGTGAACCTGTGGGACGGCGCGGTGCGGTCCGGGAAGACGTTCAGCAGCATCCTGCGGTTCCTCGCGGCGGTCGCTCAGGCGTCGACGTACGGCGAGCTGGTCATCGTGGGGAAGAACAAGGACTCGATCTACCGGAACTTCTTCGCCCCGATCGAGAACCTGCCGGAGCTGGCGTTCATCGCGTCGCAGGTGAAGTACCGGCAGGGCGCGGCCACAGCCCGGATCCTCGGGCGCCGCGTCAACGTGATCGGCGCGAACGACTCCAAGGCCGAGTCCCGCATCCGCGGCATGACCGTCGTCGCCGCCTACGTGGACGAGGTCACGGTCATCCCGGAGGAGTTCTTCAAGCAGATGCTCGCGCGCATGTCCGCGCCGGGCGCGCAGCTGTTCGGGACGACCAACCCGGACGCCCCGATGCACTGGCTGAAGAAGAACTACCTCGACCGGCTCGACGACCTCCCCGACTGGCGGTACTTCCAGTTCCAGCTCGACGACAACCCCACGTTGACGGAGGAGTACAAGACCTCCCTGAAGCGGGAGTACACGGGCCTCTGGTACGACCGGTTCATCCTGGGGAAGTGGGTCGCTGCGGAGGGCGCGATCTTCAAGCACCTCGACCCGGACGTCGGCGGGCGGCATGTCATCCGCTGGGAGGACTGCCCGCCGCTCGCGCGCGTGTTCGGCGTCGGCATCGACTACGGCACCACGAACCCGACGTCGGCGATCATGCTCGCCCTCACCGCCGAGCCGTCGCCACGGCTGGTGCTGCTGGACGAGTGGAAGTCGGAGCCGTCCGAGTCGCACACCCTCACCGACGCCGAGCAGTCGAAGCGGATCCGCGGCTTCCTCGCCGCGCCGCATCATCAGCGGCACGGCAGGGTCGACGTCCCGTACGTGGTCGTGGACCCTGCGGCGGCGTCGCTGAAGCTGCAGCTCGTGCAGGACAAGGTGCCCGGCGT